GTTTGAAGATGAATCCGTAATGCCAACTAAACCCGGCCCTTTGGTTCTCATTAGAGTAATTGCGTCTAAAGGGGAGGTTGAATCATCGTAAGAAGATATAGTCAGTCTGTCTTTCTTTTGTCCGCTTAGAACTTCATCCTGCGCGTCAGTATAGTTTATACCAAAGCCGACTATGTGGTCTGTGTCACCTGTTTGTTTTATTCTAGAGGCTCTAGATACAAACTTTTGCCCAACAACTACGCCAGATGTAAGAGAGGTATATGAGACATCGTAATTAACTCCTGAGCTTAGGAAGTTTGCGTCTGTCTTATTTTGTATCGTGTCTGTTCCGTCTACATGTCTTTCTCTAGAAAAATATATTGAGTTATTAGCTTCAGAAACCAAATCATTTTCAACGAATAAGCCAAAGCATCCGCTTTCTGAAACAAGGGATAGTTTTTCTCTACCTATAACTCTATCAGTCTGAAGATGGTTGCCGTCAGCTATATTTATACTTATATTACTGTTCCAGCTTGACTGTGAAAATACATTGTGATCTTCTAGGCAGTTTGGTGCGCTACCAGAAGGACTGAATAGCCACTCATATCTTCTTCTGTATGTAGAGGGTGATGTTCCACTTGCAACAATTACAAGACCGGCGCCATCGAGAGTTTCATCATCAAGATACCCACATGGTGTTGCTTGACCATCACATATGCCAGATGTTGCTAAATATAAAGTTTTGCACTCATATTCGCATGATGTCATTTTTTCAAAAGTTATTGACGTTAGATTGTCTACGGTAAGCTCAGAGAAATGACCTTTCCACTTCAAATCTGAAGTTCCAAGATTGTATTTATCTCCCTCGTGCGGAACCAGATTGCCGGCAACTGTTACTAACCCTTGAGCTCCAGATGGAGAGGCTGTTCCCAGACCAAGTTTTCCACCGGAGAAGTATATATCGTCATTTATAGAATTTGAAAGCCATGCTGTTTTCCAGCCAAACGACTCCTCGCCAAGGTCATACGTGCCAGATAAAGATGGAGAAATCGCACCAGAAACTTCTAGCGTGCTAGAGGTGTGTAGTTTTTTAGTAGCTATACCAAGCTTTAGATTGTCTAGCTCTCCGTACATCAGAGGTACAGCACCGCCGCCCTCTGTTATGTCTGGGCAGTCAGATGTAGAGGTAACGTCATTTATGCCTAGATAAAATTTGTTGCTATATTTAGAGCCAATTCCACTCCCGTGAAAATATCCAGCCCCAGCTCCGATTGCTATGTTGTTATCGCCATACCTATTGCTTTGGAGCGCATTAGCACCTATAACAGTGTTGTCATTACCAAAAGTATTTCCCGCTAAGGACTTGTAGCCAACTGCCGTGTTTCCACTGCCGTATACATTACAAGTTTCTGAGTAAGACCCAATGGCAGTATTCTCTCCGCCATTGTAGTTGTTGTGCAATGAGCGATAGCCAAAAGCTGAGTTGTCAACACTTACGTATTGTGGCAGATATAACTTGTTGAGTGCTTCTTCGCCAAAAATAGTAGTTCTAGTGTCTACTGTTGAGAAGTTTGCAGCATTTACATTCTTACCCTCTAAAAATAGATGGGTAGAGTCAATCATATCAATTAAATTGTGTCTGACATCATAAGGCGATATCAGCATCCTAGAGTTGTCTAAAATCTCACTATTGATATTGCTTACAATAGTTTGCTTTGGCAGAATAGGCATTTAAAAACCCTTATTATTTGAAGCTAATTTCTAATGTGTTATAGTCAAATTTTACATTATCTCCAGCATATATGATTCTTGGATTATCAAGCGCTGCGTGCATCAGCACATTTCCGGGCGAGTTAGAGCCATCTGTATTGACATAAGGGGAGTCGCAAATAGCGATACCAGAAACCCATCCCCAATCTAAAAGAGCTGTATTGAATACAATCTGACCACTATTTCTAATAGTTCCACTGCCAGTCTCAAAATCCTCTTGCGTGTAAGAGAACTTCGTAATTCCGGGAGCTCCTAGATTTACTCTAGAATATCCAGTGCCCGAACCGTTGATTCCACTTGGCAGCTCAAGAATTGTAGTGCCAGTATCTGCGTCAGCTTTGTCAGCTTCTTTTACACCACTAACCAAAGCAATTGATATATTGGAAGGTGCAGCGAAATTTTCGCCTCTAAATACGAAATTTAAGAGGCCCGACTCTAAATAATTTGATAGAGCAGCCATTATTATCTCCTATAAATTTCCTTAAAAAAGAACGTTCTACCTTTATTATACACATAAAAAAAGAGCCACCCCCACAAATAAGTGAGGGCGGCATCCTTTGTTTTTAGGTTTTACACCAGATAATTAGAATGATCCAAGAATCACTCGTCTGTTATCCAGAACACCAAAGCCAATTTCAGCAAAACCGTAGTAACCAGCTCGCTGTTGTCTATGAAGAGTAGGATCTTCAAAGATTTCAACTTGCTGCTTAACTGGCATTACAAAGCTGTCATTTGCGCCTTGATCCAAACCTACAACCAATTCTACGTCATTAGTTTCTACTGCACCTGACAGAGAACTAGTGAAGAAGCTTTGGTATTCTTGACCTTCTCCAAGTTCATCTAGGTCGTGAAGGTTCACGCCAAAGATGCGTGTAATTGGAGCTCCGCCTTCAGCGGCGGTGTAGATTTCACGACGAGTAACTTCGTCGATCTGATCAAGTCCCCAGTTACGAACGTCTTCCAGAGCTTCTGGAGAAACGTAGAGGTCAGTCAAACTGCCACGGCCAACAGAAGCGCTGTTTCCGCCAGAGTTTCTACGCATTACAGTTTGCAGAAGAGAAACAAGTCTCTTGCTAAACTGACCTGCGGTAGCATCTGCATCGTAGACTAAGATATTGCGATCAACGCCGGCAGCCAAAATGGTGTGCCATCCGTCGTCGTTCATTTTCTTAGTGAAACCAGCTTCGAGAACCTGCATAGCGCGTGCTACGATGTCCCAACGTGCTTCACGAGCGTAACGCAGCAAGTAGTCAATTGAACTAGTTACTGTGTACGTTGGAATCATAACGTAATCGCCTTCGACGCTACGTTCTGGTACTCTACCGTGTCCGGGATTGGTGTAAGCAACGTGCTCACCTTCAAGTCCGGGAGAAATCAAATCAAGTGGGAACTCAGTGTTAGCACCGGGTTCTACGTTGATAGTTTCAAAAATATCACCAAGGATGTTGCCAACTAGAACGCCTTTTCTCAAAGGAAGTTCAAGAGCTTTGGCAAATTCTCGCTGAGCTGCTTGAGCGACACCCAAATCACTATCGCCAGATTTGCGAAGTAGCGAAATAAATTCATCGCTAGGTCTATCTGTATAAGACATTATTTATATCTCCTTTAATTAAGGTTTACTAGATGGTGACGTTAGCCTGTGGTAGGTTAACTTCAACTTTAGCGTAACCGTCTTCGTCCTTTGAGGACAAGAAACGACCAACCGCTAAGTTACCAGATCCAACTAAGGTAGCAACTGCAATGCTTGCGCCATTGCTGATATTACCGTTGTTGTGTACATACGCGATATCTCCAGCTGCTGGAGTACCTTCGATGTTGTTTGTTACAACATAACCTTTACGTAGCACAGTAACTTTACCACCAAGTTGAACTTCGTCTTTATGCTGGTTTAAGTGAGTACGAGTAAGGTCTTTGTTAACAACATCGTTAAGTAAAATACCTACTGGTGAATCAGTTGCGGCAACTGACGCCTTGTAGAATACTTTATTAACGCCCTGATCCATGGCAGCGCCAGAACCAGCCGTTGTGTCGTGAACGACTACACCACCTCTAGTGGAAACCGCTGCATCCAGAAAGAAGCTAATATCGGTTTGTAGTTCGTATCTATCTGCTTTAAGAGCCATTTTCTAATCTCCTGTAGATAAATTAAATTACTTGTTTAAAACGTTTGATTCAAGCCAAGTTGCGATGCTAGCACGAGTGCTTTGCATTTCATCAACTTCAGAAACTTCCTCTACGAGAGCAGCTTCGGTAGACTCGACTTCTTCAAAAGCTTCTTCTAATTCAGCTTCTGCTTCTTCAGCTTCTTCTTCTTCAGCTTTAGCTTCTTTTTCCTTTTTCTTCTTTTCGATAGCCTCTTTTAAAGCTTCTGGCATTGCTGCTTCAGCTTCTTCGTCCTTATCTTCTTTCTTTGCTTTCTTTTTCATGAGAGCAACTACAGTTTCAAAGGCTTCATCTTCTAGAGACTCAAAGCTAGCAAAAGATTCTTCTACGTCTTCTTCGCTGATACCAGCTTCAACAAGAGCAGCTTTTCTCTTTTTCATCATAGCTTTCTTCTTCATATCGTCCATTTCTTTCATAGCTTCAGCAAGTTCTGATTGAGAACCAGCTAGAGCATCTTCCAATTCAGCAATTCTAGCCTGAGTAGACTTTACAGTTTCCTCAAGGTTAGCGATAGCTTCGTCTTTTGCCTGAACATCAGCTTCAAAAGCTTCAACCGTTGAGGCAAATTCTTTATCTTTTGCTTCTTCGATTTGTGCCTTGATAGCCTCATTCTCGGCTTTGGAAGCAGCTAAGTCTTCCGTAAGACTTGCAATCTGCTTTTCCAAGATCTGAGTATTATCTGACATTATAAAATCTCCTATAGAAAGTTTATCAGTAACGTCTTCATTTATAATAAATGATTTGCTCTTTTCAAATATGACACTTCTAGGATTGGCTGGTTTTGCAACCAAGCCTTTGCCTGAAAATGCTATATTCTTGAGAGCCCTACCTACAGTATAGCCTTCATAACTTCCTTCTCCACCATAAGATCTAAGGTGTTTAGTCAGGAATGAAGATTCTTCTGTCCGTGCTAAGATTTTGTTTTGCCCATCGGGGTCAGTCAGGGCGTAATCAAAATCAGAGAACAAACACTCCATAGACACAAACCATTTTCCCTCTTCGATTTCAGCAATAATTTGGTTCATTCGATCTCTGTTTTCTGGATCAGTCCAACTATTGTATAAGACTGCTTCAGTAACAATATCAAATTCACTAGGAGCTTCTGCTTCGTCTGCAGAAATCTTACTGCCATCCTTATTTAATACATAGGAGCTAGTAATATGCCCTATGATATCATTTTCGTTATGCATAAAATTGAACTGCTTATCTTCAGGTGTACTGCGAGCAGCCCATGTTGCTTCAGGTGTAAACACGTCATCGTTCTTGTTCCAACCTGTTGAAACTAAAACAGCCTCTAAATAGTAAAGGTCAAACTGGTCAGGATTGCTTTTACCTTCAGAAGCCATAAGCTTTTTGATGACATCATTCTCTTCGGGCTTAAGGTTAACAGAAGCCTGCGAAGCATACACGACAGATGCTTGAGATTTGATAACCTCAGCAATGCCGTCATTAATTTCTTGTTGATATATTTTCATGTGTCTTACCTCTAAAATAAGTATACACAATTTTTTAAAAAAGTTTAAAAATACTACTATTTCATAGCGTATTCTACAAAGCAGCTGACAGCTTTCTTCCTATACGACTCTATAGACATATCATTTATATCTATGTCTTTGTCGGATAAAAGCGTTTTGAATGATGTGGGCGTTAAACTTGCGCTCGCCAAATGTTGATGAATTACATTGTCATTGACTTCACATAGTAAGTCCAAATTTGTAAGAACATCAAACTTGATTCGTTCTACATCAAACAACTCTGCCTTTGTGACCTGTCTTAGATTTTTCTTGTTATTGGCTTTTAGAAATGCCATAGTCACACATTCAGATATCTTATTATAAGAGTCTTGCGACCAATCTATCAAGTCCGCTAATCCCGGCGTTGATCTTGGTTTTTCGACCCTTTGTTTTCTTGGCTCAGTATCTATTGAGTTTTTAGGTCTTCCATTGTTTTCGCTTGGCATATCTTGCCGTTCTTCAATTCTAGGCGATGATGGTTCTTGTGGTTTTTCAGGCTTAACATCAACTTGAATTTCCTTAAGGGGCAAACCTTTGTCTTCAAGGTACTCATCATCCAATAGATCTTTTGTCAAAGCAATTTTTTCTATTTCATGGTCGTGTTGAGGATTGTGGTAAGGGCCAGCTTTGCTAGGGGAATCGTCCCTATCTCTGGATTTCATTTCTCTCTTAAGTCTAATTTTTTCCACGGTTGGTATTTCCTTAAATCGTTCCAGTATAGTCTCGTGAGATATGATATCTCTGTCCGCAAGCTGTAGTAGTAAATTCTTTTCTGCAGTGTCGTCTGAAAGATTCATCTGATCGAATTGAACGTATGCAGGTCTTCTGAAGCCCATAGCTTTTCTAACAACTTCTATTTCCTTTTGCCAGAAGTTAACTAACAAAGATCTACCGTACTGTAATCTCTCTACAAGTGTTTTGAGGCTAATGAAGTTATTTGTAAA